TATATTTTCGGCTTTTGCTGAAGGCGTATCCCTTTATAGTTCTTTTGCCGTCTTATACAGTTTTCAAATGAGAAACCTTCTTAAAGGTATTGGTCAGCAAATGAAATGGTCTGTAAGAGATGAATCGCTTCATTCTAAAATGGGATGTCGCTTATTCCGCCATATGTGTGAGGAGTATCCTGAATTGAAAGAAGAGGCTCGTGGTTCTATTGAAGAAGCTGCATCCTTTATTATTCAAATGGAACATAAATATATTGATAAGATATTTGAACAAGGCGATTTAGAAAATCTTACTTCATATGATCTTAAAAACTTTATTTACAGAAGAACAAATGAAAAGCTTGAAGAGCTAGGATATGAATCATTATTTGAATATGATCATGGTTCTGCGAATAACTTAGACTGGTTCTTCCACCTCACTGGGGGTGTTGAACATACCGACTTTTTCTCAATTAGACCTACTGCATATTCTAAGGCTGGTGAAGGTGATGACTGGGATGACATTTGGTAAAAGTAGAAAGACGATGGAACCTCATTGATATATAAAATAAAAAGGTTCCAATGATAGTTTATAAAACCACCAATCTTATAAATGGCAAAGTTTATATAGGAAAGGATAAGTATAATGATCCAAAATATTTAGGTTCTGGTATTTTATTAAAAAAGTCAATAAAAAAATACGGTATAGAAAATTTTAAAAAAGAAATTTTGTTTGAATCTGAAAATGAAACAGAGATAAATGAGAGAGAGAAAATTGAAATAAAAAAATATAAAAGAATATTAGGAAGAAATTGTTATAATTTGGCTGAAGGTGGTATAGGTGGTTGGAATCTTAAATTTGCGTCTGAAAAAAGAATATTAGAATTTAAAAACAGAGCTTCCAAAGCTTCAAAGAAAAACTGGGATGATCCTAATTCAGTTTATAATTCTAAAGAATATAGAAAGAAAATATCAGACACAGCTAAAGAACAGAGAAATAAGACAAGCATGACTTTAAAATCTACGTGGAATGATCCTAATTCAGTTTATAATTCTAAAGAATATAGAAAAAAATTATCTGAAGCTAGCAAAGGGCGTGAAGTTTCTAAAGAAACTAGAGATAAAATTTCAAAAGCAAATAAGGGATCTAAAAATGGTAGAGCGGTAAGATTTAAAATAGATGGAGAGATATTTGATACTAGAAGAGATGTGTCAAAGAAATATGGAATATCTGAAACTGCAGTTTCTAAAAGATGTAAAAGCAATAATTTCCCTAATTGGGAGCGATTAGGTTAACTAATAATCCGGCCCACCGATTACTCAAAGGCTGGAGAAGAAGATGACTGGGATGACATTTGGTAAGATTTAAAGAAATTAATAATGACAGTAGAACAATTAGAAAAAGAATTAGGCTGGGAACGCGGGGTTGATTATCCAGAATGGGGCAATACTGAAGTATACCTAAAGACAATATCAAAAGGGTATTGCTTAGCAAACGAAACTCCTAAAGATGCATATTGGAGAGTATCAACCACAGTTGCTAACAGACTTAAAAGACCTGAATTAGCAGAAAAGTTTTTTAAGTACATTTGGAATGGATGGTTAAACTTGGCTACTCCGGTACTTAGTAACACAGGTACCGAAAGAGGATTACCTATTAGTTGTTTTGGTATTGATGTTGCTGACTCAATTAATGATATTGGTAATAAGAATTGGGAACTGATGCTATTGGCAAAGCACGGAGGAGGGGTAGGCATTTGTCATAATCAGATCCGACCTGCAGGTTCTACTATTACTGATAATGGTACGAGTGATGGTGTTGTTCCTTTTATTAAGATCAATGATTCTACTATTCTTGCCACCAATCAAGGTGCTGTAAGAAGAGGTGCTGCCAGTACCAACTTAAATATTGAACATAAGGATTTTTGGGAATGGTTGGAAATCAGAGAACCTAAAGGGGACATTAACCGCCAGTGTTTAAATATGAATCAGTGTGTTATTATTTCTGATAAGTTTATGAGAAGAATTGAGGAAGGTGACAGAGAATCTCGTCGTAAATATTCTGCTGTTCTTCAAAAGAGAAGACAGACTGGTCAACCTTATATTATGTATAGGGGCAATGTAAATAAACAAAACCCTGCTGCATATAAAAGAAATGGCCTTAAGGTTTTTATGACAAATATCTGTTCTGAAATCGTATTACACACTGATGAGAACCACTCGTTTGTATGTTGTCTTTCTTCTTTAAATTTAGCTAAATATGATGAGTGGAAAAACACAAATCTTATTTATGATGCTATTTGGTTTTTGGACGGTGTACTTGAAGAATTTATCCAAAAGGCTAAGTTTATGAGAGGTATGGAAAATGCCGTTAGAACTGCCGAAAAAGGAAGAGCGTTAGGCTTAGGTGTTTTAGGATGGCATACATATTTACAGCAAAGAGGAGTTGCCTTTGAAGGCTTACAGGCTCAATTTGAAACAAGAAACATTTTCTCTCAGATTAAAATTGAAACTGAAAGGGCAAGCCGGGCTTTGGCCGAATCTTACGGAGAACCTCTTTGGTGTAGAGATACCGGTTTTAGAAATTCACATCTGAGGGCAATTGCTCCAACCGTATCCAATTCAAAATTGGCTGGTGGTATTTCTGCTGGTATTGAACCGATACCTGCTAATATTTATACCGATCAATCTGCTAAGGGTACCTTTATTAGAAAAAATCCAATTCTTGAAAAATACTTAAAAGAAATTGGTCATGATAATAAAAAGGTATGGGATAAAATATTAGCAGATGGAGGATCTGTACAAGATCTTAAGTTCTTAGAAGAATGGTGTTTCGTTAGAGGAGAATTAATGAAATGTAAAAATGTACCAGAATTTGAAGAAGCCACTCCGTTTAAAGAAGTATTTAAAACATTCAAAGAAATCAATCAACTAGAGTTGGTAAAACAGGCAGGCATTCGCCAACAATATGTAGACCAAGCAGTTTCTTTAAATCTTGCATTTCCTAAAGAAGCTACTCCTAAATGGATTAACCAAGTTCACATGGAAGCATGGAAGCAAGGTATTAAGACTCTTTACTATATGAGAACTGAATCTGTTTTACGTGGTGATATTGCAGCAACTGCAATGGATCCAGATTGTCTATCCTGCGATGGGTAATGACATATGATGTATTTATAAATGGAAACGGAAAAATGAATAAGTATATTTTAGGACCGTGTTCTTTAGAGAATACGTTAAACTGTAAAACTGTATTAGATGCCTTACTTCCTGTTATGGGAGGAAAGGACTGGTATTTTAAAGGATCTTTTGATAAAGCCAACCGAACCTCTATCTATTCTGATAGAGGTCCTGGTATACATAAAGGTTTGGAAATATTTGCTTGGATCAAAGAAACTTACCCAGGAGTAAAACTAGTAACAGACATACATGAACCTTGGCAAGCAGAAAAACTTTCAGGGTACATTGATATGATACAGATACCAGCATTTTTATGTAGACAAACCGATTTAGTAGTAGCTTGTGCAAAATGGTTTAAGCATATTAATGTTAAGAAAGGGCAGTGGCTATCTCCTTATGCCATGGAACATGTAGTTACTAAAATTAAGGAAGTTGATCCTAAAGCTAAGGTGTATATTACTGAAAGAGGTACTTCATTTGGTTATAGTGGACTTATGCCTGATTTTAGAGCGGTGGATATCATGAAATCATTTAGTGATGGTGTCTTTTTAGATTGTACACATTCAACCCAAAAGCCTAAAGGTGAAACCACTGGTGGTGATAGAGAACTTGCTAAGAAATATGCTCTTGCTGCTCGTATCTTTGACTATGATGGTGTATTTATTGAAACCCACCCTGATCCACAAAACGCAATTTCAGATGCTGATAGTCAAGTTGAATTAGAGTGGATTGTGTCTCAAATAAATAATATATGAAAACCAAAAAATCTGCAGGTTTAGCAATCATATATGACAATAAGATTTTATTGGCTCATACAACCTCAAGAGGATGGTATGGGTCTTATGGCATTCCTAAAGGTGGTATCGATGCCGGTGAATCTAAATTAGATGCAGCAATAAGAGAAACACAAGAAGAAGTTGGAATTAACATCCCTAAAAAAATTATAGATCCTACTGAATATACACTTACAGTAAGTACCAAAAAATATGGTCATAAGATTGTATACTATTACATTGTAAAAATAGATGATCTTAGTCAGATAGGATTAAGCGATTTAAGAGTTCCTAAAAAACAACTACAGATTGAGGAGGTTGACTGGGCTGGTTTCTTAGACTATAAAGAAGCCATGAAGAGAGTCATGAAGTCCCAGATCCCATTGGTTAATAACTTAGTAGGAAAGGGACTTTTGGAAAAGAATAACATTTTAAAGTTTAAAGACTTTGGAACTAGATTATAACAAATTACTTGGTAGAGATCCAATCAGCACGGATTTGGATACAATCCAAGATTACATAAAAGGGAAAAGAGTTATTGTTACCGGCGGGGCTGGTTCAATAGGAAGTGAAATTGTAAGACAGCTTTTGAATTTTAAAGCTTCAAGTGTAGTTGTATATGATAATGCAGAAGCATCAGTGTTTCACTTAGAACAAGAAATTTCTAGAACCTATCCTAACTCGCATATTAAATATGTGATAGGTGATGTTAGAGATAAGTATAGACTTGAAGAAATCTTTGATAGTTTTAAACCTAATATAGTTTTTCATGCAGCTGCATATAAGCATGTACCTATGATGGAGCTTAACCCAATAGAAGCAGTTAAAACAAATGTATTAGGTACTATGAATGTTGCCAACATATCTAGTATGAATGAGGTTGATAAATTTATAATGGTGTCAACAGACAAAGCAGTAAATCCTACTAATATTATGGGTGCAACTAAAAGGATAGCAGAACTATATACTCAGTTCCTTGAAGAGAAATATCCTACTTCATATATAGTTACGAGGTTTGGTAACGTATTAGGATCCGAAGGATCGGTAATACCTACCTTCGTTTCACAGATAAAAAGAGGTGGTCCTGTTAGTGTTACTCATAAGGAAGTAATAAGATATTTTATGACTATCCCTGAGGCATGTCAGTTAGTTTTACAGGCAAGTTCTTTAGGGAATGGTGGAGAGATATTTTTATTTGATATGGGAGAACCTGTTAAAATTGAAGATTTAGCAAAAAATCTCATTAAGCACTTTAATAGTGATGCTAAAATTGAATACATTGGGTTAAGACCTGGTGAGAAACTATATGAAGAGTTACTGTGTGATGGGGAAAATGTTATTCCTACCAATGATCCTAATATAATGAAGCTTAAGCATACGGATTATGATTTTAATAATCTTATACCAAAAATTGAAAATCTTTCCAAACTAAGATCAAATGACTTTTATAAAATTCTTTTATTAGTTAAGAGTATTGTACCTGAATTTAAGAGAGAAGAGTAATGATAAACATCTACGGTAAAGGCGATCATGCAAAGGTAGTATCTTCATCTATAAGATTACAGCAATTTAAGTTTTATGATGATAGTGATTACGATCCATCAGTAGAAGGTTTATGGGTTATTGGTATAGGTAATAATAAGATTAGAAAAATGATAGCGGAAAAAGTATTAAAAGATAAAAAGTTTATTAGTACATTTTCTGCAAACTCTATATGTCATTCATCATCCATTATCGGTGAAGGTACTCAGATTATGGCAGGAGCTGTTATTCAAATGGGCTGTACTATAGGAGTTCATTCAGTAATCAACACAGCGGCTTCAGTTGATCACGATTGTACATTAGGTAAATATTCTTTCATTGGTCCTAATGCTACCTTATGCGGTGGGGTTACTGTAGGTGAATGTAGTTTTATTGGCGCAGGTGCAGTTATCTTACCTTACATAAAAATCGGCAAAAATTGTATGATAGGCGCAGGTGCGGTTGTAACCAAGGATATACCTGATAATGTCATTGCTTATGGTAATCCAGCTAAAATAAAATAATATGAAAAGAATTTACTTATCGCCACCCCATATGACAGGTTCTGAGCTTGAATATGTAAAAGAAGCATTTGATCAAAATTGGATTGCTCCAATAGGACCAGCACTAGCTAGATTTGAAGAATCTGTTGCAGATTATGTAGGTTCAAAATATGCCGTAGCAGTATCATCAGGAACCGCAGGTATACATTTAGCATTAAGGGCCTTGGGAATTAAGGAAGGCGATAATGTTATATGCTCTTCTCTAACCTTTGCAGGTACGGTAAATCCAATTAAATATCTTAATGCTAACCCGGTGTATGTTGACTCCGATCCAATATATTGGAACCTTAGTCCACTCCTTCTAGAAGAGGCTATACTTAAACTATCTGAAAAACCAAAGGCTATTATACCTGTACATATATTTGGGGTACCTTGTCAAATGGATTCAATTAAAAGAATTGCAGATGCTTATGAAATTCCAATTATTGAAGATGCTGCCGAAAGTCTAGGATCACAATTTAGCGGTAAACACACAGGAACTTTTGGAAAAATTGGAGTCTATTCA